ATCTGGCTGGCGTGCATAATGTCCGTAGCCGCTCGCTCGAACATACGCGCATTGAAGTCGGAGATGTCGGCTTGGAAAAGGTCGTTATGCTGCTGAGCCCTTCCTGATACATAGGCCCCAAAGCCCCCGGTGAAAGCTCCGACAAGTCCAGTAAGAAGACTCAAATCCCCGAAGCGATTGTTGCGGGCAGGAGCCTCGGAGATGTCTACCCCCGGGCCGCCTGGTCCCTCGAGCGGACGCAAGTGACTCGCAACTGAATCTCCTGTCAAAAATGTACCTTCGTATCCAGCCATACTATCCTCCAACGGAGACTTCCATGGTTATCGACGAGACCGTAAGCGGGAGGGGATCGGATTGGCGGATATAAACGTGCCCTCCATACTGCCATTGAGGATGAAGCACAACATCCACTTCCCCCGACGCCAAATCGGGAGGAGATCCATAGGGCTCTGTCGTGCGTATCTTCGCTTCAACCAAATTATCCGAGTCGGGGCCTATGAAAAATCCCGCCGAATTGTAGACTCGTACCCACGCTTCGTTGATGTTCTTGACCCTGCCCTGCCCAAGAGCTCCCTCGGCTTGAGTGAACATCGGCAAGGTCTCTATGTCGGCCACAATCGGTAGGCCTACGTGGACTACCGTTGCCGGGGCCTGAAGTGTAATGGCCCCGCTGGCCACTACCCTCGTGGGGTGAGTGCCGCCATCGGCGAGTATGGCTACCGTCTCGCCTTCGAGATGGCTTAGCCCCGACAAGTCGAGACGAGCAAACGCCCACGTCGATACCCCCGTGCTCTGAAGGCTGGCGGGGATGGCCTTGTCGGTAATGACGGAGACGACGGTGCTGCTCGTGTACCCGGTGATGGTCAACGTGTACTCGACACCAGCGTGAGTAATGACGACTTGGTCGTTGACATCTCCCGCTACGAAAGGTGTATGAGCTCCTGAAGCCGTGAGAGTGAGCACTTCTCCGAGATCCCACGTAGTTGCCGTGGTCAAGGTCATCAAGTCCGTGTCTACGGTGTTATTGCCATCGTATGACAGCCCGGAGTCCACGAAGAATGCGTCCTCCCGAGTCGAGAAGTACCGAGAGGCCATTCGCTCCACATATCGCACGTATGATCCATCGATGAGACGACGGACGATGACGTAAAGGTGGTCTTCATCGCCCTCTGGCACTACCGCGCAACTTTCGAACTCTCCGTTGATCGTCTCGTGCTGATGCCACGCGCCAATTCGTTGGTCGGGAACGTAGGTAAACCCAAGCAGAAGTCCTTCGTCATTGACGAACCACACGATAGGGAAGGGAGCTTTCTGGTAGGCCATATCCACGATGGTCTTTTCGTCGAAGAGATGAGTGGCCCGTAGGGACACGTCGGCGGTCGCGTAACCATTGGCCTGCCAATTATAGGCCATCTCAATAACGTGGCCGCCTCGTGCAGCGGCGAAGAGGAGAGAATTATTCGCCGTGATGGGCTGCACGTCGCTGGCCCCCACGTAGGACTGAGGCCGAACGGCAATGGACGTAGGAGTAAGCGCGTCACTGTTGACGCTCGTGACTCTATACTCCGTGGATGAAGTAAGCAGAATGAGCTCTTGCAACGGAACAATGTGCTTGATGACGTTGGCCTGCCGTGCAGCAATGCGGAAGTTGATACGGTCGTCGTCACGAGCGGGTAGAGAGAAGCTCATGTTGTATTCCGTGCCGCTCTTCGTCATCCACACCATTTGAGGCTGGTTGTTCGTTCCCCCGAAGACCTTCCTCTGCTCGTAGTAGCCAACAGCCCCCGGGTCGTCGTCCGTTCCCCCAATAGCCTCTGAAGGAGGAAGCCCCGTAGTGAAAATAGGAGGAGTGATAGACGTGTCGGCAGCGATGTTGTCATCGACGAACGGAGAAGTAGGTGCTCTCCCTATGTAACCATAGATGCCCCCCACCGACTTGTACACGTTGTAGTGGCTTGTCCCCAAATAGGGAGGGACTGGCGTAAACGCAACAGAATTTTTCGTCCCTGAAGTTGCCAAATTGGAACTGGCTACCGTGCCTACGGCAGACGCCTCTGTCTCTTCGCCTTCCGTAGACACCCGCGTAACCACATACGAATAGCTGTACCCGGTGCCCGAGCCTGTCTTGGTTACAACCAAGTTGATAGGGGGCACCCCAATGCTACCAAAGTCCACTTCTGCCGTGTACCACTCGTCTGCGCCCGCTCGAGTAAGCGTAAGGGTCGTGTAGTCCGGGTGAGTGAAGGTGATGACATCCCCGCTCTGCACGTACTTGACTTCGAAAAGGTCTTCCTCCGCAAAGGGGTGGGGGATCTCATAGGTAAGATCGACAGGAAGGGGATACCAGTAGGTTGGACTTATATCGGGCTGCTGTGCAGTAGAGTCTTGAAGCGCGTGATAATACACCCCGCTATAGAGGACTTTGTCTCCGGTGGAGAAGTTGGCAAGCGGAGCCCACGTAACTACGCCTGCCGTGGCGTACTGTAAAACGGCTCCCTGCGTATACCAGCGAAAATACTCTTCCCCCATCTCGATTACCAAAGTTTGGTCTGCCGAGAAGACGAAAGGTATCAAGCGAGTCTCTTTCGTGCTGTCCTTCACTTCTCGAACGAACTCGAGCCCGGGCCTATTCTGCACTGGCCCCTGCGGTCGTACCGTGAAGTTCTTACAAAGAGAAAGCCCCGTTTGGAACTTGGCGTCAGCAAGCCGGCCAAACATCTCTTCGGATACTTCCCCGCCAGAAAAAGACTGCTTGAACGTTCGGATGTCTGTCATAGTGCTTACCGACCATTCATCCAAGGCACTACGTGAGTAGGCCGGATGTCTCTGGACTGTGCGTCCGAAGCGCGGGCTTCAGCGAGAGCAGAAAGAAAGAACTGGTAGCAACGTTTGGTTTCGTCGCGGGCTGTCTTACCCTTCAGAAGAGGGCCGGCGAGCTTACTTGCCAGGAGCCAGCCAAGAGCCTCGATGAAGAGGGGGGAGAATTTTGTAGTATCCGTTACGGATACGATGTACCGGGCCATCGCCTCGTCCTGATTGGTGCAGATGACTCTCGTACCATCGGACAAGGTTTCCTCGTGAAAAGGTTGTGGCGCGTAGGTACTGTGAGCAGCAGCCGCCGGACCATACGGGGAGCCGTACTGGTCTACGGATACGCCTTCCACGGGAACGACGTAATCGCTGGCTGCCTCGTTGGCCAGTACGGCCAATATCTTGAGAGCCTTGTTGGGCCGAACGTACACGTAGGCCCACTGGTCCATCTCTTCAGCCGTCAAGGCGAGCACTGCGCGTCGAGTAGCAAATCCCCACGAGTGCATTTCGAGTAAAGCGTCCCGGGAGATGGGGTAGAAGCGCTTGCAGTGTCCTGCCTGGGCTGAGCCTTCGGGAGGATCGATGGATGTTACGGTAGCCGAATCCCCCAAATGGCTGAGGGCAAGATTGCAAATGTCTACTGCGGAAGCCATCAATCCTCCAAACGGTGCGGGGACGTAACCAACAGCGGGCTACGCCCCCGCAAGGGCGTTACGTTCTTAGGCAAACTCTTCGTCGAGCTCGGGGCCTTCGTCTTCGTCCGGGGTAACGTCTACCACGACCTTCTTCTTCGCCCACGTCCCCTTCAGGGGCTCGAGGTTCGTATTCTCTGGGCCATGGTATTCGAACTCTTGCCCGGCTTCACGAAGGCAATTCTCCACGAAGCATTTCACCTTTGCACGCACTTTCATCGGAAACCTTTCTTAGGACACCGCGAAGCCAGAAGAATAGAACTTCTTGCCGTCCTGGATGTCGTGGACGAAATCGCCGAGCCACTCGCCCGTGTCGGCGGCTGCCGAGAAGGTCATCTGCAAACCGAGATACCGCTGGCCCGTGCCTCCGACGGAAGGAGGCACACGCAAGACGTGTTGGTACCCGGCCACGAGAGTGGCTTTGGGGATGGCGTCCGAGGAAGCAATCACCGTGGGGGCAGAGAGGTCGGCACTCGCGGAAGTGATGACCTCGAAAGTTACAGTACAAGCGCCAGCGGCGCGGGTAACGGCAGTCGTGACGGTGAAGACGGCGTAGAGATTCGCGCCTTCGCCAATGTCGCGTGCTACCTGAAGGTCGATGGTGTCCGCTGACACGGCGGTGTCGAGAATTTCCTCGCCCGTGGGATTCGTCCCGGCTGCGACAGCGTCGAGCGGGCCGATGACTCGGAGATGAACATCGTTAATCATTATCTATTCCTTCCTTAGAATAGTTCTAGTTCTGTTTTCAGTTCCTTCGAAAAGTGAGACCCCCAGATCCCTCTTACGCCGAAACGACGGACTCGGTGTTGAGAAGCGCGTCCGATTTGCGGAGAGGAACACCCAAGAAGCTCAGCCAAGTCATGGGGGTACCATACTGAGTGAGGCCTTCGTGGATGTTCAGGACGCTGGCCGACTTGCTCAATGCGGCGAGCATGAGCCCACTGTGGACGGTGCGGTTCATGTAGAAAGCCGCACGACCCATGGCCAAGTTCGGAACACGGTGCATTGCACGAGCCATCAACTTGATGATGGCAGTGGAAGCCGTGATTGCCTGAGTGCCCGTCTCGCCGATGAGATCGGAAACGTCGATGTTCGGAATACGGACGACGTAGCGCCAATCCTTCACGACGAGACCGTTCTTCCAGCAGTAGCGGGTACAAAGAGCTTGGAAGCGGGTGGAGTCGCTCTTGTACACCGTCTGCTCGCCGAGGTCTTCGTGTTCGAGCCCTGCCGTGGAGCCTTTGGGGAAGGGACAGAAGACCGTCTGCTCGCCCCACACGACGAGCCAGATGGAAGTGTTGTCCGATCCGCTGCCGCCAGCGGAAAGAATGTTCTGGGCGTTGCCACCCGAGAGGCTCGAGTACCGAGGAGCGAGACCCAAGTACTTCTTGGGATCGAGGCCGTTGTTGCCGTAGAACAAGGTCGAAGCCTGCTCTTGGTTCATGGCTTCGAGGAAGGCCACGTCCTCGGAGAGACGGAACTGAGCATCGTTGCCGTTGAGACGAGCGAGCTCTTTGTCCACTTCACTGCGGGCTTCGAGCATACCACACGCTTCATCGACCTGAGCCGTGGTGCTCTTGCTGGGAGGAATACCTTGGTTCAATGCACGCCAATAGACGGCAGGTAGACCCGTTCGGATCGTGACGCGATGCCCCGTCGGAAGGTTGCCTTCTTTGAAGACACAATCCTGGAGAATTTCGTTCGTCTGGGCGAGAAGCTCGGCCACGGTGGCAATTCGGCCATCGGGATCGAGTCGCTTGGTCCAATCGATCAAGGTCGGATTGATGAGTGAGAGGGTTGCCATGGTTATTTACTCTCTTTCTTCTGCGGATAGAGCTTGTTGGCTGCCGCCTCGAAGCTCTTCGGTGGAGTCGCTTTTCCATCCGCGCTCTGACCATCAATGAAGGTACTATCTTCGCTGATGGCTTTCCCAATCTGATAGAAAAGGCGAATAAATTCAGGATGGTTCCCCATCCCGGTACTGTTCAAGAACTCCGTGAGCTGCGGGGAGCCGAACTTCTGTAAGGCGGTTTTGGCTATGCTGAGATTGGCTTCGAACTGTTCGCCGCCAAACTCTTTATCTGTCTTGCTTGCCTCCGCCCACCCGTCTATGAGGGCTGTGGCTCTTTCTGTTTGCTGTTTAGCAATGGCCGGAGCGACCTTGTCGATCAAGGCTTGCGCCTTTTCCTGAGACAGGCCTGCTTCGCGTGCCGCTTCTGAATATGCCTCGACAAATCCCTCATCCAGAGTTTGCCCCTCGGGGGATTGGAACTCGTATTTCTCGGGAGGCCCCTCGACGGGGCTATCTTCAGACGTGCCCTCTTCTCCGTCTTGACCACCTTCGGGCGCGTTTTGTTCTCCTTCTGCGGGAGAAGCCGTAGCTTCTTCAGCCGGAGGAGTTACGGGGGTTTGCTGATCCCCATCCGTAACCAGAGTGGTCGGAGCGGTGTCATTGGTAGAAACGTCGCTATTGACTGGCGCGGCGGTTTCCTGATTTGCCATCGGTATTCTCCTTCATCATCGTGGGATACAACTCTGGACAACAAGCGTGAACCATATCTAGGAGCTTCAAGCCGTAATTACGAAAGCCTTCGTTGAAAGCCATCCTCATGGCTTTATCGTCGTAAGACGACCGGAAGACCCCGGACTGGTCCATCAGACGCCAGATTATGCGTCTTCCTTTCTTGTTGCTCATCAACCACCCGATATCGGACTCTTCCGTATCGATGACCTGGCGAACTTCGGCTTCAGCAATAGCCCCGGCTTCATCCCGGCCTCGAGTATCGAAAGGGTCGTATCCGATTTTTGTATCGCTCACAAAATACCCCTTACGAGGGCATCACACCGGGCGTATTGTACCCGATGAGTTGGTCCATAATGTTGGTGGACCTATTGTCGGGAGCCTCGGCGGCTGCCTTGGCTTCATTCAATGCTACCTTGCTCTGTTGCTCAGCCATCGCAGCCTCTTGGGCCTGCTGCTGTTGCTTGGCTCGCTGTTGGCGAATTGCGGCTACCTCCGTATCGTCTCGAAGTAATTTGGGATCTACACCCAACATATCTGCATACGCTTCGCACCAATAGTCGGTGTTGATTTTGTCCAAGACATCGGGGGAGTACTGCGCCACGGCTCCGACATTACCGAGCCATCGGTCCACTGCGGCCACCCCCACCGAGCGCTGAGCCTGCGCCAAGATCGAAACGAACTCGACGCCAAGGTTGACCCCTTCGAGCTCCGGGGGAGGGGGAGGCAGAACACCAGCAGAAAGAAGCCGGCGAAACGTGAGCTCGATTAGCGGCTCGAGAAGTTCAGTATTCATCCGGCCAAGAACCGGACCCAACATAAGGAGCTTCTCTTCGTGTCGTTCGGCCACTTCCGTAGCCGTCATCCGGGTGTCGGTAGCGCTGGACAACAGCAAGAAGAGGTCTGCGTAGAAGGCCTGCTGAATACGCCCTCGACAATCCTGAATGTCTGCGAGAAGGTGGTGAAGGTCGAGGTTCACTTCATAGATGGACCTGATGGACATCGCTGGACCATTGGCGTCCACATACGTGATACCGCCGGGAAGGGTGTCTATCTCCCGGTTCTTGAGGTTTGCCGGCACTTGGAGCGGTGGCCGAGTCTGGTAATCGATCCCTTGTGCCTTACGGAGCTGCTCGTGCTGAAGCTGCTTGGTATCGCCCAAAGCCTCCATGCCCGGAGAGTTACCGTAGATGTCTCCGCCCGACACGGACCACCGAGGAGCCAGGACGGGAAAATACTCGAAGCCCGACTCCCGCAAGAACGTCGTGGAATCGTTGCCGTGCTCGAAGTACCAGCTTCCCCATGGCATGTGCTTCGAAGTCGGATTGCCCCGGTCTCGGTCTTCTCGGGGCTCGATGGCGTGTACCACCTTGACCCAAACGTCCAATGATCGATTGTCGAACATATTTCGAACGCCGAGGGAGCACTTGTCATACCCAAAGTATTTCACCATTTGGGCCACGGTCATTTCGAACTCACGATACATCGTGTCCACTTTACCGTTGGCATCAGCCGCCAAGGCGTACCGACCCGTCGTGATGAAGTGGTGATGGATGATGTTCTCGAAGTCGGGCATTACGAGGGACACGGCCGTACCGAAGACGGCCAATTCCTCGTACATCATGTGAAGGATTTGGTAGGTATTCGACTTGGCGAACACCCGAGATATCAGCCTCGAGACTTCCTCGAGCCACACCTTCACTGCCCGGTAGTTGTTGAGCTCTTCGTCGGGGGTTTGCAGTTTGAACCACGGACGAGCGGGAGAAGTCGCGCCGGCCATCAATCCTGCGCCCAAGATACGAAGAGCCCTCGTAGCCGTGTTGTCGTAAATGGCATTGTATCGGCTTTCTCCCCGGTTCCTATCGGCGGAAAAGAAACGCCCGGACCTCGGGAGAAGGTAATTCGATAGCTCTTGCCAATGTGGCCGCCACGAAGCCCTCTCACTCTGGAGTTGCCCCCAGCGGAGAAGGAGCTTCTCTCGAAGTTCACAGTACCCAACGGCAGTTTGTTTCTCTTGATTCATTACGACCCCAATAGCGACGTGCGATTTAGCAGCAGGGTATCAGGATCTACCCCGCCCGGACCCGTCAAGAACGTACTTCCCAGACCCGCCTGGCCTCCCGCTCGAGCGTCGGCCAAGAGCGACCGGGTGTCGGGCCTTCGCTGGTTGGCCCTGTTACGCGCTTCTTCCTGCTGTCGTTCGGCACGCTCCATGTTCCGCTGCGCCTGCTCTTGCGCACGACGCTGAGAAGAAGCTGCTCGTTCAGCTTGATACACAGAAGCGCCAGCCCCGATGAGCGATCCGATGATTACTGCTTCAAGTCCCACGTCACGCCTCCATAATTCCGCACAAATACGTAAAACCCATGAAGCTCCAGTACCTAACCATCTTTCCGGCGGCAGCTTCTTTCGTGTTTACTACTACGATTCTCTGCACCCCTGCGTTTCGCATATCCGGGCGTACCACTTCGTGAAAGACCCTTCGAGCCTCTACGAGAACCGACTTCGAAGTCTTGAAGATGTCGTTATGTAGCTCGGCATTGCCATCCGGGTGCAGCTTCCACTTGGCATAGATAACTATGTCCTCATCTTGGAAAATGTGGTATTCGTGCCACTTTCCATCTCGTGTTTTATCTATGCGCCAATTCACGGCTTGAACACATGCCTCTCCATTACCGCACCGTAGGGATTGTAGGAACCCTCTCGATTGTACGGATCGTAAT